TTTAGGATTCTTATTTAAGAAGTTTGCTACCTCTAATACTTTAGTATCTTTACTCATTTACTTTCCTTTCGTATTTACGTTTAATTGCTACTATTCCAGCTTCATTACTACTACTCTTTCTTGCTAACATCATTTCATCTGCAAATCTATAACAGTCTTCTGCGTTTGTACCTGTTACTGCTTTGAACATCGCAAATAAATCTCTTAAATCATCATCACCTATCATTGTTATCTCGATTCCTTTTAAAGAGAAAATCAGTTCTTGTTTCGCTAGGGGGAATCCAACCTGTCTTTTTCCATGTGGTCATTACATCCGAGCCACCTCTATAAACAAAAGTAGAATTCGTATCTATCGCTAATGATCGTTTAGTCTCACGCTCAGATTTACTTTCCTGTTGGGGCAGGATTCTTAGTCTTTTCAGCAAGTTCATACATAGTCCTTTCAAATTCGTTAAAGTTATTTTCATCTACTACAAACGCTAAGCCACCACAATACTCTATGTCTTGTAAGTTATCTAGCTGAAGTGCAGTGGGCTTATTACCTTTAGCCTTGCACTCAACTGCGATAAACCTACCTTCAAAGCAAGCGATTATGTCAGGCACACCACTCCTACCATATCCACCTGTTACTGGGGTAAAGTTATAGGCATTGATATGGTCTAGAACCTTTTTAACCTTTACTTTCACTCTTCGTTCTGGAGTCATGCTTCACCATAGGGAGTTATAACTGCATTAATGTTGTAGAAGTTTTGACTACCAAGTAAGCTATGAAATGACACCATATCTAAATCTTTATTAATGTGAACACGACGATGAGGTAACTGAGGGATCAAATGTTTATAATGAAATTCTTTAGACTCGGAAGCCACCTTGTGCATGGTAAGTAATCCTTTTATATGACCATGTTCTACGTCATCAAAATCTTTATACCGTTTTAATGGTTTAATAATTTCATAGTCTTGGGTGTTACCTCCACCCTTACCGTCTCTAAAATTAATTTTATTCATACCACTTTTTCTTTTAAGAACACCAATTAACAAATCATTACTATCAATACCTGTAGAGCCAATGAAATAAAAGGGTTGCTCGTAAAGCCTTTCACATTCTCTAGTACCTTCTAATCTAATTGTATTGGCTTTATTATATTTGTCAAGTGCTATTTTACATTTGTTTAAGTCTAATGATACCCCTTCTACATCTTTCCCTTCTAAGATTCTTGATAGCAATACATGAACGTCATCGACATCGACTTCGTGTATTCTTTTATTAGTATCACCAAAACTATCTGCATAAGAATATTTAGAAGTTTCTAACAAAACGAATAAATGTACTTGCAGTTCATCAGGAGATAAGATAACGCGTTGCCTTTTAAGGGTTGCCATCAGTGATGAGAGTTTGCAACTAAACAAAGTTTCTTTATCACTATTGTTACTACCTCTGTCTTTATTGTAGTAAGGAGTTCTAATGTTATATTTAGTTCCCCCTCCTAAATCTTTTTCTGTCCACACATTACAAAGTGCTAAGCCATTACTCTCATAGCCCATGTAAAACTCGTCAGGAAGTTTTGTATATAACTCATCTGACTTAGATACACCTATCACCTTTAACCCATAAGAATGATTAAGTTCCATTATGAGTTTCTTAGTTGGTGACCTTTCTAGATGAGCCACTAGCTCATCAGTATCAAAACCGTCTATTATTAATTTGTGCATGATTATCTTTCCTTATCTATATTGTTCAACTTCTTTACCGTTAACAGTAATCTGTATACCCCAAGTACTCGGAGGATAGTACTTACCTTGTTCATGTTCTACTACTTTCATTACTGAGGGATTCGCTTTGTATACTTCCTTATTCAACCTACGCTTAACCGATAAGAAGAATTTATCTAGTTCCAAGTCTCCACCCCAATGCCTATAAGCACCACCACTACTCTTTTTCGTTGAAGCATGACTTCTCAATCTCTGCCAAAACCTATCTATATCATAAGCAGTAGCAAACATAATCAATGAGTCAATAGGCTTCTCATTCAAGTTCTTATACGCTAGATCAATAAGATTTAATTCCATATCTCTTCCTATGTAATAAGATTCATAAACCTCATGCGTATAATTACCTTCCTCCATAATAATTTCATGCGCAAGGTCTAAGAAGTGTTCATACTGCATGGACTTCATCATAGCCTCACTTATCTTATAGAAGTCCTCGTATCGTTTAAGAAACTCTTTGCCATCTTTACGACTGACCTTATGACTAGTTATCCTGTAGTCACAAGACTCATGAGGTTTGAATGTATCCAAGTTAATACGCAACCCTTTGAATATAGGAATCATAGTAGCGACTTCTTCGGCATTGAGTCTATATCCTCCACCATGTCTCGTACACATTATCAACCCACCATGCGCACCACTTGACCGTTGGTCTACGCAAAGTACACTACTCATGAAGATATTATCTCCTTGATGATACGCTCCCCCTGTGTATTCAAAAGTGTTATCTTCTCTTACTATACCCATCTCACATGGAGTTGAAGTTACCTTGTAATACCTTTCTGTTTTCTCGCCTGTACTCATTGTGTAACTATGGTCTACGAGTTTTACATTAGATTGTTTCTTTTGTTTCTTTAGTTCTTCGTAAGTAGTAGTACTTATATTTTCATGACTGTGTGTCTCGCCATAAATAATTCTATAAATAGTTTCACCGTTTAGTTCATCTACTAGAAAATATTTATTCCTATGATTACGTTGCATCAATGGAAAACGATTTGTGCTACCTCTGTAGGGTTTATCATTAGCCATAATTCTTTTAATTCTTGTGATATCTAACCAAGTTCTTGCTGACATATTAATTCCTTTCTCTTCCTGAAAATATTAAGATAAATCGTCTGTAATGATTACTTTGCCTGTTGGCGCAGTAAAACCTTTATTACCATGCACAATAGTAAATAGAGTTGGTATAGGAGTATCCCACTTGATATCACTCTCTGTATAACCGTCTGTAAGTACTACGATGCAATCTGCTTCATACCCCTTCTCAATAACGTACTTGCTCACACAGGATAGATAAGTTCCACCACCACCTTTAGGTTCTAGTCTTGAGTGTAAGTTAGCATAGTCATCATTGAAGTACTGCTCACCAGCAACAGCGCCATCCCACCAAATAATGCGAACCCCTGATGGAGACATGAGGTCACAAATAGATGCCAGTTCCGACGCAAATAGATTGAGTTCCTCTGCACCGATAGAACCTGATGTATCAATCGCCATAATCACATCACCCATTGTCTCGGCTTCGAGACTGGGTACATATACATCGTTGGCTAATTGTCTACGGTTCATCTTGCGCCATGTAAACTCATCACTACCACTTCTCGATGATGAGACAAACTCACGCAAGTGTTCCCTCCAATCTACTTGAGGTTCTAACATATCTGTGATTGTTCTAGGAATCTTCCCACCCATGCGACCTGCGAGGATGCCACCTTGCCGTAAGCCATCATCAATCTTCTTACCTAATTCTTTTAACTCATCTTCGGTAAGACTATCCATGTATGACTCCCAATCATGTTCGTCAAAGCCACCATCACCATCACCTGACAAGTCATACTTTTTGCCGTTGACTTCAACTGACTCATACTTCTCACCCTTACTTTGCTTTCCTTCATCATCAGGATGACTATTTTTGCCTTGACCTTGACCTCCCTGTGATTGAGGGGATTTCTTAGCGTTCTTCTTGAGGTAGTCCCACACCTGACGCACCGACCAATTATGGAACATCTCGTCATATATCCAACCCTCACCTAGTTTGACAATAGGTTCTTTACCACCTAGTACCGTACCGTTGATATTTGCGATAATGTCATTGACCACAAAGTCTACGGTTAGTCCTGCGAGTCGTCTATTATGCTCATACATATCACGACACCTAGCGATGTGTTTAAGTGCCACATGAAGATTCTCATGCAATACTGCACCACGAACGACTGCATCTTCCTTCTCGCTCTCTAGATAGTTGGCAGAATACTTCTTGTTAACACCATCGGTGTATGCCGTAAAATTACCTTCAACGACATCACTCCTACCCATCAACATCACGCCTGAGTAAAGAGCCGTCTCAGGATGTTTCATTAATGCAAGATGCGCCTTCTTGATACGCATCATCTGTTTGTCTACTAATGACATAATTAGCTTTCCTTTCCTAACAAGATTAATAATTAAAACATTTCATGGTTGAGTCTTGCCCACTCAGATATCTGAGCATTGTTACGAGCAATCTTCATTGACTTCGCATTACGCATCATCATGGTGAAAAAGATCGCTTGCACCTCGCTTGATGGAATCCGATTTACAAACTCCATAAACTTAGTCAGTTCGTCTTGCGTCGATAACATATCTACTGCTTGAAAGATAATCATTACCTGTGCTGATATCTCATCGGGTACTTTTATGCTAGTCGGTGACTTAAGTATGTCTTTCACATCAACTAGAGATTTCTCCATCGACAGAAATGCTGACATATCATTGGCGGCTGATGCACCGATAGTACCAGCTAGTGCTACCAACAATGAGTTCTCAGTCATCAAGTCACGATTCTGAATGAGTGCCTTATCTGCTTTAGCCAATGAACGAGGACTACAGAAAGACAGGCTTGTCATCTTAGGTTTAAAGATGTATGGATTATCTTCTTGGTCACCCTCAGTATACGAACGCAAGCATCTAGGATACAGCGCAACCCAAGCACGAGTGATACGAGAGATACCATTAGCCGATGCCCACTCCAACCATTCGAACGGTGTAGGTTTAGCCATCTTGACTATACAGACACGATTTCCTGCGTGGGCAAGCATTGTATCGCCCACACCATCCGACGCATTGTTTGATGTGCCGAATACTTTAGAACCTTTGGTCAATGGTCTATCGCCTACGCATCTCTCTAACATGAGACGAGTAAAGATTATCTGCAATAACTTTGGTGCTTTCATAAACTCATCGAGTAGAATAATCTTAGGCTTTGGTGAGTCCATCTTGAACACCTCGCCCACATAGTACTCAAGAGTTTTACTTGTATGATTTGGTACAGTCATACCGATGTCTTGCATATCCTTGACAGGACAGTCCACATAGATATAGTCATACTTATCGTCAGGGTAGTTGTCACCTACCTTCTGCCACTTGTCACCATTGTCTAATGCAATCATAGATAATAGCGATGTCTTACCTACACCAGGTTCGCTTACTATGATTGGTGTAATATCCTCTGCTACGAGAGGGATGAAAGTCCGTAATTCGTTGATGGACATAGTAGGGGTTACATTCATTGTTGCCATTTTTTTCTTTCCTTTATTAACAAGATAACTAAATTAAACTACACACTTAAAACTACCAAACTTTGACAGGATGTCATCTACACCTTCCTTGACCGACTCACGAACTGCGTCAGATTCTCTGATGTCTTCTGCCGACACTCCATGTAATGCTTTCTCCAATGAAGCCCTTGCTTGCTCGAGGTCTGCGTCGTTTGACAGGTTGAACCCCTTGAATGTCTCGCAATAGTCCTTTGCCTTTTGAATTGTGCTTTCATATATCTTTCTCTTTTTGGTTTTGTCATTACCTAAATCATCCACCCCACAACAATGGGATATGGACTCCATTACTTCAATGAACCGTTTTGACTGTTCTAACTGAATAGAATCTATTATGTTACGGGTTTGCACCTCGAATGTACTTTTTAAGTCTTGCACAATGTCTTGCGCTATGTTGCAACGGAAGTCATTGGTTGGTACTTCGCTTACATATAGTTGTAGCCCAAACTTGCTTCGCACTTGCTCTGCGTTAGGATAATCATTACGGTTGAACATATCACCTTGCTTAAATGCCATGTCCGATACGATAGAATCGTAATCAATAATAAAGTTATCTATCATGGTCAGGAAAGCTAAATTATGTTCGTGATATTCTTGTTTAAATTTTGGTAAGTCAACCACAGGCAATAAGTCCTGTGAATTGTTCCAACGATAAGTCCGACGTTGAAGCCAGTTATAGATGGTCTGTCTATAGTTAACAATCGCTTTATGCTTGGGGTGGTTAGCCAATAGATTCTTAACATAACGACCTGCCGACTCGTCAGCGTTCTTTGCAGTAGTAACCTCATTACTGATAGCCCTATCTTGCTTCGTTGCTGACCATACATTTACATCTAAACTAACTAGTACTGCTGATGTTGCCAATGATATAACATGGCTTGGTGCGTTTAATTCATAATTCATAACATACTCTCTTTCTTTGGTTTATTAAAATAGGATTACTGTGATAACAGGACAACTAATTTAACTGCGTGATATACAACATAACTAAAACTACATACTAGGAAAACTCTGTACATAAATTATCTCCCTCCATTACTATAAGTATAACATAACTTTACATATACGACAAGCGTTCTGAATTAAAAAGTTTATATCGTTTCACCGTCTTTGATGATTGACCTACCGATATCTAACCACTCGTTATCGCCTGTGCCAATTACATCTGACTCGTTGTCATCTAACTCCTCACCGATACGCACTTTCACTCCACCGATATAATCGTTATCGTCTGCCCAATCATTCGCTAATGAGAATAATGCTTCATGACAATCAACATCTTTATAGCCGTTGTACCACTTGACGTGCCATGCAAGGAAATCAATACGCATCTCTTCCTCATCTATATAGAAGCCCTCTGAGTTAGCCTTTATATTGATCGGTTCTACTTCACTAAAACATAGCGCAGTCTCAGGCTTGGCTTTCGCTTCGGCTAAGAATGTATAGAATGAGTCCTTGCAAGCAGACTTGTGTTGTTGTATAAAGTCATCCTGTGTTGGCACGAATCTTATTGTGTATGCTACTGCTGACCTATATCCCATGATGTTTTCCTTTCTTTGGCTTAGGTGTTAATAAATAAAAATAAGGGTTAGCGTTTCGTATGGCTTCTACCTTCTGTGCTAGTGTTGCATCGCTTAGGATTACTCCCATTAATGTATTCGCATGAGGGTCGGACTTTTTCTTTGCGTTAGTCATTGTTCTTCCTTTCAAACGTAAAAGTTACACCGTCACCCTCGATGATGTAACGCTTGCCATCAATCTTCGGCTTGATATCACCACAGACTACCTCACACAACAGGAACGATATTGCTGATGATTGCTTTTTATATATCGAAGCTCTCACTTGAAAATATCCTATTGCACAGGTAGCAAGGAAAGCCCACCCCATTAAGAATGAATTACTATCCATTTAAAACCTCCTTTATTTGTTGAATCTTTGCGTCGACAACATCGCCACCATAGGTATCAGTTAACTCAATAAGTCTTGAGACATTTTCTTCCTTGACTCGCCACTCTTTGCGTCTGTCTACACTATTAATACATATGATTGCACTCCATAAAAACTGCACATCTTCTTCTTTCATTTTGCTAACTCCTTATCTAATAAAGTTAATACTTCTCTCCATAGTTTTACTTCTTCCTCACTACTCCCCTCTTTTACTACTCTCTCCAACGCATAGAGGTGTGACTTATCTCCATGAGTTTTCATTAGCAACTCTGCTACATCATGCACAAATCTAGGACTGTTGCCATCTGTCCTGTACCACTCAGTTTTATTGTCAGGCATAGTTACCCCTATAAAAGTTTGACCACCTCCATGCCATAGGTTATGTCCCATAACATAGTTTTTATTTACAGATGCAAGAGCATGATATGTAGGTTTAAGCATCACACCCCCATTTCTTTGTCTCGTTGAATAAGATACTTCCTGACACTACTCGCTAAGATACGACGATGACCACCACGAGTTACGAATGATTTAAACTCGCCATCGTCTACCATCTTCTGCACCGTACCAAGTGATAGCGATACCATCTCTGCCACTTGTCTTGTAGTTAAAAACTCTTTATTCATATCACACCCACCTATATTTTGGACAATCGGGTACAGTCTGCCTACCTCTACGCATGGCTAGAGTATCAGGTATTAGTTCTTTCAAACCAAGACGCATCTTATCTGTGCGTCTGTCCATCTTGGCATATAACCATTCACGATAGTGACCATTTGTTTTAGCCATACGGTGTACTTTATGCAAGCCATGACGCTTATACATTCTGTCTAGTTGTGTGCTTTTTCTTAGTGACCACTTCATCGCACGTTCCCCCCTTTGTTGTTGATGCCGATCAAATCTTCTCGGTTTGTTATCATTACTAGGTTTGACTTGTGCATCGGCACGACGGTACGCTTCACAGATTTAGCTATCTCGTCACCACAGGATAAGCAAACTCTAAACCCTATGTGATAACGCACAATGTCATACACATCACCACACAACTTGCATTGTGGTTCAAAAGTTTCATCAATCATATTGCACCTCCATTACGCTAGGTTGGAAACTATTTGCTAGAGATAACGCTTCTTCCATCGAAAGGGAATTTAAAAACTTCATGTATTCCAATGGGCTATAGTTAATCGGTATGTACCAATAAAGAGTAGTGTGCATCTTTATCTCCATACCTTTTTTATATACACCGTTTTCATCACTCATGATTACCTCCATCTCTAGAATACTTCTTAGCCAAACCATCTAACCAATCTTCAAATTCTTTGCGCCATGCAATATGCTCGAAGTCTTGCATTGCTTGTGCTTCTGAATCATCAGGGTTGATGTCATTTTTGTCGCAATAATCTTGATACGCTTTTTTAACTGCACCCATATTAATTTCCTTTCTTGTGTTTACAGGATGACTAAATAAAAACCTTGTTAGTGGAGGGAGGACTAAAACCCACAACTTGCTCGCAATCAATATTTCCTCGCCCCACTAACTACATTTTACCACAACTTGACTAATACGACAAGCGTCAGTAAAAAGTATTTTACCCCACACTACTGTTTTAAATAAAAGCCTTGTGAATCAATAGGATAGAGTTTGTTCTAGGTTTTTAAATTTTGTTCCAGTTGTTCCAGCGTTGTTCCAATGTACTGGAACAAAAAAACGGTGTTTTGGGCTTCGTAAGTTATTGATATATATATAATATATTTTTTAAAAAATAATAATAATAGGCTTGTTCCAATGTTCCAGTGATTTTTGAGGATATACGGCTAGAAAAAATTTTTTTTATTTAGACTTCACACTTGCAGAAAAGACCTCCCTCGAACAAAATTTTCTCAAAATCTCCCCTTATCCTCAAAAATCACTGGAACATTGGAACAAAACCTCAAAAACGCTTGTAACCTATTGATTACAAAGGATAAAAGTTGTTCCAATTTTTAAAATTTACTGGAACACGACTGGAACAAGCGGAACAAGATGGAACAGAGTTTGTTCCAATGATGTTCCAAGAAATGGCTGAATTTGAGCTGAATCTTGCAAAGTTGTTCCAACGCTGTTCCAAAAAACTGGAACAACAGCAGAACAAAATAAGCCTCTTGTAATGACAGGATGACTAAGTTATTTTCTTGTCCATGCTTTGTGCAAGACACTCACGCAACACGCGCGCGAAAACTAAGAACTGGTTTCAAAAAGCATAGCCCAAAAAAAACCCCTAACCTTTCGGCTAGGGGTTTCATATTACTTCTTATACTCTGACATAAATTTAGACTTCGCTGATAAGAATTTCTTAACATCAGCCGTATCGTCGCCTTTACCTACAGCGATTTTACAAGTCTTTTCCATTGCATCAAAGAAGGGTGTAAGTCTAACGATAAAATCATCAGTTACGGCTCGTTCCCTTTTTACTTTAGGCAACAACTCTTTGCATTTGGCTTTAAGGTTTTTAAACTTCTCACCTTTATAGTCACTAAACTTATCTCTAATCACTTTCACGATTGCGTGTTGAGACGGGTCTGAATCTTTACCTGTTCTCATCTTCGCAAACTTCTGAGGTGACATAGCCATTGCGTACTCTAAGCCAATTACTAACTTCTCTTTCACATCTTTTTGTTGCTCAGGTGTGAGAGTTTCCCATTCTTGCAATGTATCACCCAAACGCCCATAAACACGATTAGGATTAGAATCCATAAAGGTTTTAGCGTAACCATTATTTAGTTGAGCCATTTGCTCTTTACTAGGTAATGATTCGGGAAAACCTACAATCGTTTTCATTGCATATCTAGCATGATTCGCCAATACATCAGATAATCTTGCTTGATTCTGAGCCATTGATTCCAAAGAATCAAAGTTTTCTTTTACTTCTATTACAAGGTTCGCATTTTTCATATTGTCCTCTTTTAAGTTAAGGGTTAATTAAATAGTGATTGCGAGTCACTAAGAACAATTCTACGCCACAGTAGTCTATTTGTCAAGTTAGTGACCTTGTTATGACAGGAACGCTATCTTATTTCCTTGTTCACGCACACGCACCTAGACACACGCGACGACAAAGAACTGGTATCAAAACCGTTGGGCGTAAAAAAACCCCACCAAACTTCGGTGGGGTCAACACTACAAGGAAACCTTAATCACAAACAATCTTGTATTTCGGCTGTTCTACTATCTCGATGCTTTCAACCACGCGTCGGCAAGTAGGACTGTCAGAGCGTACACTAGCATCTAGAGATACTCGATACTCATCAAACACATAATTAAACGTTTTTTCTACATAATCAGCCCATTCAGAATTGTTTACTGATCTTGGGTTTAGATTTTCCAGCTTATATAACAACGAAGTTAATCTAGAATCTTTAAAGCTATCTAGATTACGTAATGTTAAATGCAACGTCACTTCGCTATAACTAACCGATACAAACGTATTCATATCGTCATCGCTCTTATCAACGCCTAGTTTTCTTAGAGCTCTTGTAACTACTGCTCGTTTAGCATCTAAAGCACGAATGTTATTAGATACTCTAGTGCGTTGGTCAACCAAACTTCTTTTTGATTCATTAAAAATCTCAGTACTCTTTTTCATATCATTTTCCTTATGAAAGTGTTTAACTACGAAATATGGATTTCTCAATCCATGTAGTAATAATACTCTATCTATCTCTATATGTCAACTATTACTATACATATACATGGGCGACCACGCTCTCTCAGACACGCCCGACGACAAAGAACTGGCATCAAACCCTACCACCGAAGTGATAGGGCTGAGTATTACTTCTGCTTATCCCAAACTACACCTGCCAACTGCTCTACCTTTGTCTGTAGTTCTAAGAACTCAGATGGAGCATCTCTAAACAGGGGAAACATCTGCCCTGAATGGTTTAACCAATACTGTTGAAACTCAGTCCTAGTTAATACCTGAGAACCCCAACCTTTGAACACCTTAGTTGATGGGGCTAAAGACATTCTTGCACAAGCCTCGTACTCATCTTGTGCTTCCCTATCTTCACGCTCAATCCACACTGCACCAATCACACCAACATAATACTCAGCACTAAAACCATTCTCGTTACTGATTGGTCTAATGAATACCTTGCCTGAGCTGGCTGGCTTATGTGGTTTATCAAAGTGCCACACTGTATAAGCATTACCATCTAGATGAACAGTATCACCAACTTGTACTTCTTTACCACTTGCTTCATATACTAATTTCATATTGCTCTCCTTGTTACGGGTCGAGCCAATCTCAACCCATGACTAAATAATATCTTAACCCACGCTATTTGTCAAGTTTCGTAGGGGCGACCACCCACACCCCCATACCCCCAAATCACGCAGATGGGACCCGTTCCCTCTATACTCTTGGATATACACGAATACAATCCGCAAATCCCAAACTTCTGTTACCTCAAATACCTCATTTGAGTCCGACGAATTCGGCATTAAGTACTAAAAATATAGTTTGGCATCATTTAAAATAGTCACCCCCCACCCCCATGCTTAATTTCCGTTAAAACGTACCTTAAAAATTTATAAAAATACCCCCCGCCATCAAAATAAGGTACACCTTTTGTAAAAAAATAATATATAATTAAAAAAACTGAATAGGGCAGACATGGATTTATTAATACCCGAGATTGAAGAGAACATACCTCTTCCTAAAAACGCCACTGAAGCGTTCCCTCAACTGTCGCCGCAAGAAGAATTAAACATGCGGGCCAACGTAGTTAAGTTAATGTCCGATTTAACTGGTCAACCCATCGCTCCAACCCCTGAAAACACCGCACAAGCTAAAGTTTTGGCTAGAGAAATGATGGAGAACCCCCAAAATCGCCCAAATTTTGCTAATTACCCTAATGAAACCCTAGCAATGCTGGCTGGGATGGTTGCCCAAATGAATGTTCAGATAGTAGATGAGCTATCTGATCTAAAAATGTATGTAGTAAACCATTTAGTTAACTCCGTTGAGAACGCTAGTGACACAAAAACCCGACTTATTGCTCTGCGAGCCCTTGGTGAAATAGATGGTGTCGATGCATTTAAGAAAAGAACCGAAGTTACCCATAAAGTTCAGACTATGGAAGAGGTTGAAAACGAGTTATTGGAGCTTTTGGATGAAGTTGAGAACAAATATATAGATGTAGAAGCTAGAGAGATAATAGAACAAGAGAATGACTCAGAATCTTCTACCTAAATTAACCCCAGAACACCTTTTTAAACTTAGGCAGTTAGTAAAAAGCCCAAAAGTGCCGAAAGAAGTGAAGAAAAGGGCTAAAGAGTTGTTAGCTAAACACGGTGAATTTCTTACACAAGAAGTTGGCAAGACTAACTTCCTTGATTTTGTTAAACACGTCTATCCAGGATATAAAGTTGGACCACATCATCTTAAACTTGCTCAAATCTTTGAAGAAATTGCTAACGGAAAAAAGAAACGTGTTGTTGTTAATATTGCTCCGAGACACGGAAAGTCAGAACTTATATCTTATCTCGCCCCTGCTTGGTTCTTGGGTAAATACCCTCAAAAGAAAGTCATTATGGCTTCTCATACAGCTGATCTTGCTATTGGTTTCGGGCGTAGAGTACGTAACCTTGTTGGTTCAGAAGCATATAAAGAAATCTTCCCAACAGTAGAACTGCAAGCTGATAGTAAATCGGCTTCACGGTGGGGTACTAACTTTAATGGTGAATATTTTGCTATTGGTGTGGGTGGCGCACTTGCTGGTCGTGGTGCTGACCTCTTTATTATTGATGACCCTCATTCTGAACAAGATGCTAAATTAGGTAGACCCGATGTTTTTCTACCTGCTTGGGAATGGTTTCAATCTGGTCCTATTCAACGTCTTATGCCTGGTGGAGCGATCATTGTTGTAATGACTAGATGGTCAAAACTCGACCTAACTGGACAAATAGTGTCCCAAATGGATAAAAATGACGACGTTGAGCCGTGGGAAATTGTAGAATTTCCTGCGATTACAGACGATGGCGAGTCACTTTGGCCTGAGTTTTGGCCTGTAGAACAACTATTAAAGACTAAAGCTGCTATTGATATTAGGTATTGGAATGCCCAGTACATGCAAAAACCTGTGTCAGAAGAGGGCGCTTTAATCAAAAGAGAGTGGTGGAACATATGGGAAG